AGCGGTAAAGTTGAAGGTTTTGAATGTGAAGAAGGACCGATTTGTGAGAGCTGCTGCGGACACTGTGTTTGCTTTTTTTAAAGAAAATAATGGATGCGCATGGTGGAGGTGATGAAAATTTGAGTAGAGTAAAATGCCCATACTTTTTATCCAGGACTAACGGGCACAAGCTTTATATTAACTGCAGTACAGAGGAACACATAAATGAAACAAGCTTAAGAAAAGAATTTAACTATATTGAAAGTAGAAAAGTTTGCTTCGGAGTTAACTGTTGCGATGATTTTTACCATTGTGATAATTATGTGAAATTAAAAGGAAGTGAGAAAATTGCAACCGATACAGCCAATACAGCCGGTGCGAGAACCAAATAAATATGAAAGATATTTGTTAAGAAAGGAAGGGCATAATCCTAAATATTTTCTTAGAACGTATAAAGACGCCGAGAGCTATGAATTTGTTGAAGTAATGACAGGTAAAATTTTAACATTAAGGAGGTAAAAGACTATGGAAGAACTATT